AGGTTGTTCTGAGGTATGTACAGGTTCAACTGAAACACCGGAAGGACCAGCAATAACACATTTATAAACTTTAAACTGAGAAGTCATAACATAAAACGGGCTTTGAGAATCAAAGATAGATGTAGGTGTTATTACACCACTAATAGATTCTTTATAATTTGAATCCCATGGTTGATAACTATCTCCTGCAGTCCAATTATGTCTTGGTACTACGTGTGATACATCACCGGCCGCAATCTTTTTAAGACCGATCATGTTCTGCCAAGCTTCTGCTACGTTTGTTTGGTTGTCGTATGGAGTAAAAGCATCAGTGTCTGTTTTATCGGATGTGCTGTTTGACCAAACGTCTGCTTTACCGATGCCAACATATACACTGCTAGTTTCTACGTCCTCTTTAAAATTTTGAGCATTTACTACTCTAAACTGTGAAGTTACTATTGCTGTCATTTTTCTAATTCCCGTTGTTTATACATTATGTTGTAGACTTATGTGTTATGCTACTCATACCGTTATATCTATTTATATTAGTTATAGATGTAGTTGTAAGTAAATTTGCACCATATTCTTTTAATGGCACATTATCTCTAAATTTCCTGGTTGAAAACCAATTGTTCTTTTTGATATTATAAAAGTTATTATCATGATTAATTTCAAAAGTATCTTCAAGGAGATTCATTACTAATTGTAATATCATAGTAGTGTCCTTAGCTCTTACTTCGTCTTGGACACCAGAACCAAGTCGTATCTCAGGTTCTAAAATATATCCATTGCCAGGATTAGTAGGAGTTATAATTGTATTATTTGCTAATGGCGAAGGAACTAATTCTGCTCTTAATTTACCATTACCACTAACTGTTACTGTTGGAACAGATGTATAACCACTTCCATGGTTTGTCATGACAATTTTACTTATGCTACCGCCAGCCATCTGTGCTACTGCAGTAGCATTGGAGCCACCACCACCGCTTATTGTTACTGTTGGAGCAGATGAATAACCACTACCAGTATTTACTATCTGTATATTATTAATCGTTGTTGGCTGAAGTAAAAGTGTTGCTGTTGCTTGAACGTTAGTTGATAGTGGTAAACCTAACGCGTTCTTTGATGTTGGAGCATCTATAACTACCTTAGGTGGAATTCTATATTTGTGATTAGTGTTTGCAATACCATGTAAAAATATTTTACTTATAGTTCCAGGATTACTTACTGCTGGTATTGAAGCTGCAATTCCTGTATAACCTGATCCTACATTGCTGATAACAAATCCATCTGGTGATAATGAACCATTAGCTGTAACTTTACAAGTAAGAGCTCCACCTGATCCACCTGATCCTGTTATTGTAACAGTAGGACCTGTATAAAGCTTTTCACCATTAACTATTGTTTCAGTACTAAGATTTACTGGATAACCATAACCTGCTTTAGCAATCTCAGCTGAAAGTATTTTACCAGCATTTGGATTAGCTGAGCCATTAGGTAATAACACTGGTTGTAAATTAATACTAATCTGTCCACTTCTTTTAATAAGTGCTGATGGTCTTGGTTCAAACATTGAAGCAAACATTTTAACTAACACTGGAACATCTTCTATTCCAATCACTCCAGGCTGTCTGTCAGGCATAGATGATAAAGTTAATCTATTAATTCTAGGGTAACCATAAAAGAATTCTCCTGTGCCTTGGCCATGTTTTGGTCCACCAATATGAGGAACCTCATACATAGCTTTTGCGCTATCTCCTAAAGCCTTTCTAGTTAATTGTAGTAATATTAGAATCTCTCCAAAGAATTTAAATCCAGCTGGGTGAACTAATTTACTAAATGCTGATGACCAATCTGTTACGTTCCTACCAGTTCTAATAAGGTATGAAAACTTTTGATAGAAGTCACTGTCTTGTATTTTGATTTCGTCTGATAGCCAGCCTTTATGATCTAGGTACTGTCCCTGTGATCCATCCCATGCACCTGACGAAGGTATTAAAGTTTTATCCCATGGTCTTTCAACTTCTACTTCTTCGTTAAATAATAATCTGAAGAATATTTCAATAGAATCTGAAGCACCTCTAACTTTATAGAAGTCGACTATCTTTTTATAAAGAGACCTTTTATCTACATTAGATAAGTCTCTAGGAATTGCCGCGGCCACTTCTTTCTGCATCATTTCTAAATAGTCTTCTGTGTTCTCATCAATGTCTAATGCTTCTTCAATCGCATTAAGAACATATGATGGACCAGGACCTACCCAATATTTAATTACAGTTGTCAGAGTAGCTTGTAAACCATCAAAGGTATCATCAGCAAAAACAATTCTAAATGTTTTACCGTGAGGGCTAGTATCGTTTTTAAGTGACCCAGGAAGTTCGTTACCATTAGTAATATTAAGCTGTGGTGCACCGGTTCCTGTAAGAGGAACTTGTATACTTTGTCCAGGTTTATATACAACACTGTTAAATGTTATATTTGAATCAGTATTGTTTTTAATTAATAATGTACTACTTGCTCCTTGAAAGTCTGAAAAGAAATGATCGTTAGAATTTTCAGGATCTTTAATTCTAAAAACACCTTGCTTACTTAGAATAGTATCAACAAAGACTTCAGTCTCTTGATATATAAACTCTTCCATATTATTAAATTCATAATATGATTTAAGTAATTCTTTAATCCCTCTTTGATTAGACTGATCTCCGCTACCAACTTGGTCCTGAAGAATATTAGTAGGTATAAGTTCATCAAGTCTAAGATTCTCTTTTGTCTTACGCTTACTTGAAGCAACTGATTCGATATAACCAGGTGTTTGTGCTTCTCCTCCATATCGAGCCATGTGTTATCCTCTAAGTCTTGATGTAGTGTTATACGATATAGTACCAGTGCTTCCTGATACAGCAATAGAATCGATCTCTGGAGTAATATTAGTTCTTAATGGATCGATTGCAATCAGCTGATCTCTCTTAGGAGCAATGTCTAAAGAAGCTGGTGTTACTGTAATTCTAATTCCACCTGTTGGAACAACTGAAGGTGCAAAGTTATTTAGTACAACTTTACCTGAAGTAGTATTTACGCTTCCTGCATCTGTTATAACAATAGTTTCTGCACCATCTACAATTTTATAAACATATACTCTACGGTCATCCTGTCCTTCTACTACTTCATCTCCAAAGAAATGATCAACACCATCAACTTGGAACGCTGTTGATGTAATAACTGAATCAGTACTACTACCAGTGACATAAAAAGAACCTGTAAAGAATAAAGTAAAATTATTATCCTTACGAGTCAAGCTTGGTGTGATTTTTTTAAATAACATAGGACGTACAGTTGAGTTAACAATTGATGGATCAGAGTTATCGATTGCTTTTAATAGTTGTGAATGTCTGAACACTCCATCAAATTTATTGAGGTTATTAAAACTATAATCCTCTACTGTATCACTGACCACGCTAAGTAGATCACTTGCACTTCTGTCAGTCAGGTTATTATTATATTTAAAGAATACATCTAACTCTAGGTAAGTATAGTTAGGATCAACCATAACCGGAGTAATAGAGACTACGTTCTTACCTTTAAGGATAGTATTCTTAATTGTATTCTTTTGTGCGACTGTTAGTGTTTCGTTTTGTACTGGTTTAACACAAACATATACGCTACCATAATCTGGTGGATCATTATCTTCACCACCCCAGGTACTAATCGCATCGATGTCTGAGAACTCTCTTTGAATAATAGCACGATAGTCATCTGTGGTTACCGCTCTGTTCTGAGAAGTAAATGTTAGCGGAGCATTATATCTTATTGACTCTAATGTCTCTCTGTCCGAGCCGCCAGTAGACTTACTGACCAGGCTTATGGAAACAGCTGATGCACTGAATGGTCCGATATTAATATTAGATCCCATTCCGAAATTCGTCGCACCATTTACATCCTTACCATTTGTATACACATAGTCGAGCGTTACGATATTATTTGACAGAGGACGGGATCCAATAACACCATCGCCAAAGAACACTTCGTAATATTCATTTGCATTCTCTTGTAGATGAAAGATACGAGTTGCAGCGTCGACATTCAGTAGCGTAGTATACTTAGTATAGATATCGAATGCAGAAGATAAATCGTTAGCCTGTACACGAACACGTAGCGTAGATGTATCTGCATCCTTATCTGATATCTGATACTTCTGATTCGTTAAATCATTGTCTACTCTAAACTTTAATGTCTTTAATGTACCTTCTGCGATCTCCACATTATTAAAGGTATACACATTTGTGACTGAATCGATTGTAGCGTTATCTGCAGAGAGGACGACGAACGAAAATTCTCTACCGCCAACAGTTGTGACTAACTGCGTTCCTCGTGCGAGTGTTAGGTTTGCAGGATTATTCGAAGCCTGATCACCAGTGAATCCTGTGACCGCAATATTAACAACTGCACGAGAAGCGAGTTTAGACCTTGGAGTATATCCAAGCAACCTTGCCCGAGAGACTACATTACCACGTATTTGTGCTGAGTCTAAAAAGGCCTCGTTTAAACTGAAGTGAGCAGCCATTGCATTATAGTGTGTATTATATGCTAATACATCTAAGAGTACACTCATACCACTTCCTTCGAAATCATAATCATTAAATGTCGACTGTGTCTTCAGATAGTTCTTAAGATTCTTTTTAATTTGGTCGAAATCTAATTCCGTTACTTTAAAATTTGTTGCCATAATTCTTTACCTTAGTCTTCGAAGTACTAATTCAACTTCTTGTTCTATATCGTACTCCTTTATATTATAGTGTGCGGTTATCCTATATGCGTTATCATCTGCCAGATCATCAATAAACACATTATATACTTCAATCCTTCCCTCATGTATATTCAACACATTCTCTATATTCTCTTTTAATGCTATCTTTGTTATGGTATCAGCAGGTTCAAATAACAACCCTCTCATATTTGCACCAAGTGTAGGAGCAAAAGGTCTATCATAGAAGTTAGATAACAATAAGTTCTTTACTGCATTACGTATTGCCTGTTCATCCTGTGGTATATAAAGATCTTTTGTTTTATCATTTATATAGAGAGATAGATCAAGGTCAGCCCATCCTTTCTTACGAGAGGTACGTACCGAGGTCTCACTATCTGATATAACGAATCCTGAATTGTGTCTATTAACTGTTCCCATGTATATATTTATATC